GCCCAGTTGCATATCAATGGCGTCAGCCGGGTCGATCTGAACAACTGGACTGATATCCGTCCGAGCATGGCGCAAGCAGCCTGGTGCGAAGGCATCAGCGTGACGCGGGGGAGCTGAGATGAACAGCCTGCTCCCGCTCAACAGTACCGCGCTTGAACAGGCCATCGAGGCCGCAGGCGTTGAAGTTACCGAGATTCCCCTACGTACCCTTAACAACCCGGACACCTGCCCGGCGCACCTGCTGCACCAGCTGGCCTGGGCGTGGTCGGTGGACCGCTGGGACGAAACCTGGCCAGAGGCAATCAAGCGCTCGGTGATTCGCTCGGCGTTCTACGTGCATGCGCATAAAGGCACCATCGGTGCGTTGCGCCGGGTGGTGGAGCCGTTTGGTTACCTGATCGAGGTGGAGGAATGGTTCCAGGCCCAGCCTCAGGGCGTGCCGGGCACCTTTGCGTTGAAGATCGGTGTGTCCGGCGAGGGAATTAGCGAGCAGACCTATCAACAGCTTTCATGGCTCATTGACGACGCCCGGCCAGTGAGTCGGCATCTGACAGGGCTGGTTATCAGTCTGGAAAGCACAGGGGTACTGCATATGACCGCCTCGGTCTTCGACGGCGACGAACTCGACGTCTACCCCCCACAAGCTGCTGACATCGAGGTCACTGGCTCAATCGGGCGCGGTGGACGCGAGCACATCATTGACTATCTGGACGTTTATCATGGTTGATCAAACCTCTCAGTTTTACGCGATCCTTACCGCTGTAGGGGCTGCGAAGCAGGCCAATGCGGATGCACTGGGCATCCCTTGGAAAATCACCCAAATGGCGGTTGGCGATGGCAACCCGGCCGGATTGGATAACCCGGCGTTGCCAATGCCCGATGCCAGCGCGCGAGCCTTGCTCAATGAGTGGCGCCGAGCGCCATTGAACCAGCTTAAAGTGGACGACAAGAACAGCGCGGTCATCGTCGCTGAGCAGGTGATTCCGGCCGATGTGGGGGGGCGCTGGATTCGCGAGCTGGCGCTGTACGACGCAGACGGTGACATGGTCGCGCTAGCCAACTGCGCACCGACCTATAAGCCATTGCTCAATCAGGGCTCCGGCCGTACCCAGGTGGTGCGGATGAACTTGATTGTGAGCAGCTCCAGCAATGTGCAGCTCAAAATTGACCCAAGTGTTGTATTGGCAACCAGGGAATGGGTGACCGAGGAACTGGCCAGGCAGGATTTCAAACATTCGGTGATGGCCGCCACCACTTCGGCCATCACCTTGAGTGGGCTGCAGACGGTCGATGGTATGGTACTGTCCGCCGGTGCGCGTGTCCTGGTGAAGAATCAGGTTGCGGCCAAAGACAACGGCCTGTATCTGGTAGCAGCAGGTGGTGCCTGGACGCGCTGCAGCGATGCTGACACCAGTACCAAGGTTACACCTGGTCTGTTGGTACAAGTGGAGCAGGGGGCTGTCAACGGTGACAGCGCCTGGCAGTTGGTGACTGACGGGCCGATTGCGCTAGGTGTGTCGGCGCTGGTTTTCGAAATGGCGTTTGGTCGAACCGGTGTTGCGGCTGGCACCTATCGTAGCGTTACAGTGGATGTTTGCGGCCGTGTGGTGGCAGCAACCAGCCCTACTACAGTCGCAGGTTATGGGCTGACCGATGTATATACCAAGTCCCAGACCGACCAAATGTTGGTTCTCAAAGCGCCCTTGGCCAGTCCGGCGCTCACCGGGGTGCCCACTGCGCCTACGGCGGCGGCGGGAACCAACACCAATCAGTTGGCGAACACGGCGTTTGTGCAGGCGGCAGTCAAGGCGTTGATCGCATCGTCACCCGCTGCACTCGATACCTTGAGCGAGCTTGCGGCAGCATTGGGCAATGACGCGAACTTTGCAGCGACCATGACCAATGCTCTGGCGAACAAACAGCCGTTGAGTACAGCGCTTACTGCAATGTCTGGGTTGAGCACCGCCGCGAACCAGATGATTTACAGCACTGGTAGCAATCAGTTTGCAATGACGCCGTTGTCGGCTTTCATGCGCACCCTGCTGGATGACGCGACTGATGTAGTGGCTCGGGCAACGCTAGGCGCGGCGGCGGTATCTCATAGCCATACAATGACTGATATCGCAGGCCTTGCCGCAGCCCTCAATGCGGTGAGTGGTCTGAACCAAGGGGTAGTTTCTCAAGACCCGGATTTAGCGGTGAATCAGGTCATTTTGTCCAATCATGCCAAGACACCAGATGCCAGATATCACTGGCACATCACAACAACCTTCTATTCGACTATCTCGAATACAGCAAATCGTTCGCAGTTGGCAATTCAATACAACAATGGCAACGCCGTTTACGCCCGTAGCTGTTATGAGAATGTATGGACGGGCTGGACACGGCTCGATGGTGGGTTACCTACCGGTAGCATTGTCTACGTTTCTGGTGCCGTACCGCCGGAGGGATATCTCAAAGCCAACGGTGCGCTGCTAAGTCGTGTCACCCACGCGAATCTATTTGCTGTAATCGGAACTACCTACGGTGTTGGTGATGGCAGCACTACTTTCGGTCTGCCGGATCTTCGCGCTGAGTTTATCCGTGGCCTTGATGATGGGCGCGGCATAGACCCTGGCCGCCTGCAGGGTTCTGCACAAGCGTCCCAGAACCTGAGCCACGGTCACATTGCAACAATTGCAGCGGACGGTGCACATACTCATACCGTCTCCGGTACCACTGCTAGTGGGGGGGAGCATACCCATCCACTGCCAAACACTACCGATGCGCGTACAACAGGTACCCCGGTCAACTCTGCCGGTGGGGCTGGTGCCCCGGTTGTTTCTACACTTAGTGCCGGTGCACATACCCATACCTTTAACGGTACAGCTTCTAATGGGGGCGCGCATACCCACGTCGCGACGATCGCCGCAAATGGCGGTATCGAAGCGCGTCCGCGCAACGTAGCGCTACTCGCATGCATCAAGTATTAAGGAAGCCACAGTGAACGCACCTACGATCTACAACGCGCACCCGCTGACGCTGGAGTGCATCGGCCAGGGACTCGCAGATCCAGACCCGCTAGATAGTGGTAACTGGTTGATTCCAGCTTTTGCGTACATTGATGCACCTCAAGAACCAATCCCAGGATTTGCCGTCATTCGTGACGTAAATCGCAATACCTGGGTTCAGGTGGAGGACAATCGGGGTACGGTATATGACGTTGCAACGGGTGCACCCCAAGAGTATACGGCTTTGGGCCCCCTGCCACTTGAGCTGACCTATCAGCCGTTCCCGGGGGCGTTCCACGATTGGGATGGCAATGCTTGGGCTCTTGATCCCGAGGCACAGCATGCAAGTGAGCTGGCTCAAAAACTGACCCAGCGCGATGAAAGACTCAGTTCAGCCTCGATGCGCATTGCACCATTGCAGGATGCTGTTGATCTCGGTGAGGCGACGGAGCAAGAGCAGATGCTGTTGCGTGCCTGGAAACGCTACCGGATTGAACTCGGACGACTGGAGCAACAGCCGGGCTTTCCGTTGTCTATCGAATGGCCATTAAGCCCTGAGTATGCTGTCGAACAGCCTCTGTTAACTGATCAGACTCAATAAAGCCCCGCACCGACGGGGCTTTTTCTTATCCGCAACAAACCCTTGAAGGCCTCGCACTGCGGGGCCTTCGCTTTTCTGGAGACTTACCCATGAGTGGATTCTTCCACGGCGTCACCGTAACCAACGTCGACACCGGCGCGCGCACCATCGCGCTGCCTTCTTCCTCGATCATCGGCCTGGTCGACACCTTCACCGAAGGCCCGACCGCCACGGCCAAGGCCAACGACCTGGTGCTGATCACCAGCGAGCGTGAAGCCATCGCTGCGTTCGGCGCGAATGCGGCAATTACCAAGGCCTGTCAGGCCATTTACAGCCGCGCCAAGGCGGTCATCGTCGCCTGTGGCGTGGCCAAGCTTGAGGATGCCGCCGAGCAGACTTCGGCGATCATCGGCGGTGTATTGGCCGACGGCAAACGCACCGGCCTGCAGGCGCTGCTCGACGGCAAAAGCCGCTTCAACGCCCAGCCGCGTCTGTTGGTGACCCCAAAACACAGCGCCACCCAGGCCGTCGGCACGGCGCTGGTGGCCCTGGCTGACAAGCTGCGCGGCTTGGCCATCCTCGATGGCCCGAACACCACCGACGAAGCCGCCATTGCCTATGCCGAAAACTTCGGTGCCAAACGTGCCTTCCTGGTCGATCCAGGTGTGCAGTACTGGGACACCACGGCTGATGCGACCATCGACGCACCGGCCTCGGCCTGGGTCGCCGGTCTGTTCGCCTGGACCGATAGCGAGTACGGCTTCTGGGCCTCGCCGTCGAACAAGGAGTTTGTCGGTATCACCGGCACCGGTCGCCCGATCGAGTACCTCGATGGCGACGAAACCTGCCGCGCCAACCTGCTCAACAACGCCAATATCACCACGGTCATTCGCGATGACGGCTACCGCCTGTGGGGC